TCTTATGCGATCCGGCGGAACAAGGTCACGGTCTCGGGCGGCGACCAGAACGTAGAGCATGCGCTTCGGGTCGTCGTGACAAAGGGGCCTGTCGAGCTTCTGGTCGGATCGAGTTCCGGCGGGGAGCAGTATATCGGGCCGACCACACTGGAAACCGGAACGCATTCGATCGCGTTCACTCCAACGGGGAATTTCCATATCGAACTCAGGTCGGCGACGACCTATCCCGTTATCGTGGATCAATGCAGCGTCGAGGGGTCGGGGGTGATGGAGCTTCCTACCCCGTGGTCCTCGATCTCCATGCTCCGGCAGCTTCGATATGACCAGTCGGCCGATGTGATCTTCTGCGCCCGCAACGGCACGCTGCCGCAGCGGATCGAGCGGCGGTCTCAGCGGTCGTGGTCCGTGGTGCACTACAAGTCGAGCACCGGTCCTCTTCGGCTGCCGAATGCGACGCAGATCGCCCTTACCCCGTCAGCAACTACGGGCGAAATCACGCTGTCGGCCTCCAAGAGGCTGTTCAAGCCTGGACATGTCAACGGCCTGTTCGCCATTACCCACAATGGGCAGAAGCAGACCGCGACGCTCTCGGGGGAAAACCAGTTCAACCAGCCGATCCGGATTTCCGGGCTTGCTGCTCCTGCGTTCGGGGACAGCCCGCGTGCGATCACGTTCGAAATCACGGGGACATTCTCCGGGACGATCAGGATTCAGCGTTCTTTCGGAGAGCCTGGCGCGTGGCTCGACTTCGGAACGTCCTACACCGCTGCGGCGGGGCCGATCACGTTCAATGACGGACTGGACAACCAGGTCGTCTACTACCGGATCGGCTTCAAGACGGGGGAGTATACCTCCGGCTCGGCCACGGTGACCATGACCAATATCGGCGGGGCTCAACGGGGCATCTGCCGGGTCACGGCCTTCACCAATGCGACGACGGTCACGGCGGATGTCCTGAAGCAGTTCTCCAACACCACGTCCTCGACGGACTGGGAGGAAAGCGAGTGGTCGGACTATAGGGGGTGGCCCTCGGCCGTCTGCTTGCATGACGGTCGGTTGTGGTGGGGGTGGCGGGACAAGGTCTATGGCTCGGTCTCGGATGACTATCATTCGTTCGATCTGACGGTCGAAGGGGATTCCGGGCCGATCCAAAGGTCGGTTGCGACGGGGGCTTTCGAGGGCATCTACTGGATGCTGTCGCTCCAGAGGCTCCTGGTCGGGACGGCGAGTCAGGAAGTCTCGATCCGGTCGTCTTCGTTCGACGAGCCCCTGAGCCCGACCGCGTTCACGGCTCGCAGGGCTTCGACGCGCGGCGCGATGAACCGTCATGCCGTTGATGTGGATTCCAACGGCGTCTTCGTCCAGCGGGGCGGGAAGCGGGTCTATGTCCTGACATTCTCTGGCGAGACGCAGGATTACGTCTCCGACGATCTGACCCGGTTGAAGCCGGAGATGTGCGCCCCTGGTGTCCGGGACATCGCGGTCCAGCGGCAGCCCGATACACGCATCTGGTTCGTGCTGGCCAACGGCAACGTTGCCGTCCTGACCTACGAGCCGGACGATGAGGTCGTGGCCTGGACGACGGTGACGTTCAACGGGGCCGTGGAGGCGGTGTGCGTCCTGCCGGGGGATGACGAGGACGAGGTGTATTTCGTGATCCAGCGGACGATCAATTCGTCCACGACGCGCTATGTCGAGCGGCTGGCAAAGGAAAGCGAGTGCGTCGGGGCTGCGATATCGAAGAACATCGACAGTCATATCGTCTATCAGGGATCGGCCACGTCGACCATATCCGGGCTGGGGCATCTCAAAGGCGAGAGCGTCGTGGTGTGGACCGGGTCCGGGCCGCTGGAAAGCTCCCCTGGCGTGCCGCAGACCTTCACCGTGTCGTCCGGGTCGATAACTCTCCCATCGAGCCATACGAACGTTGTTGCGGGGCTCGCTATCCCTGACGGGGTGTTCGTTTCGTCCAAGCTCGATCATGCCTCGGCTCTCGGGGCGGCATTGGGTCAAAGGAAGCGTGTGGACCATGTCGGCGTCGCTATGGCGGATGTGGGCTGGCGCGGTGTAGGCGTGGGCCGGGCGCCCTCCAAAACCCGATCTCTGCCCGCGACGTACCGGGGCGCGACGATCGGAGCCAACACCCATGTCCTGAGCGACTATGACGCGGTATTGCAGCCGTTCCGGGGCAACTGGGGTGCCGATGAGCGAATCTGCTTCACGATCAAGTCGCCCTATCCGGGGCGGTTCCTCGGGGTGTCGTTCGAGATAACCACGGCGGACGGAACTGAAGGCTTAGGGCAGTAAGTCACCCGATTGATGGGGAGAAGTTGAACACGGCGAATTCGCCGTGAAGGCAAGCCGCTGCTTTATCATACGCACGCGCCGCTTCAATCTCTGTTGCAAAACATCCGAGTTCGATTTGCTGACCCCCGGCTCTGATGCGGGCTCTGTAACGGGTTAGTCTCCCGCGTTTGCGGGTGGACACCCCCTTGTATTTCGAACTGCCTAGTTTGGGGTGGCAGTTACGCTTATTTTCAGCGTTTGTCGCCTCGCGAAGATTTGCAATACGATTGTCGGCTTTGTCGCGATTGATGTGGTCTATCGGTAGTGATGGCCAGTTTCCGTAGTAAATTAGCCATGCCACTCGATGGGCTGGATATTGGGCTCCATCAATATTAAGTTGTCGATAGCCTTCATCGGTAATTCTCCCTGCGATTTCGCCAACGAGATATTTCTTCATTCGTGGGCTGCTACGCTTAATCCAATGAAACAAACCTGTCTCGGGGTCATAATGAAGCAGTTCCATCACACGCCCACGCGATGGCAGAGCTTTACGGCGGTCGGGCGTGGGGATAGCGTCGGTGCCGGTCATGGGCGAGGCCTCATCTCGTCTGTGGCAAGGGCCGGAGCGGCGCTGGAACGCTGCTTCGGCCCGCTAAGTATAGGTGTACGCGTTGCGTTCGCCTAGCAAAATCATCATCCGCGAGGCGACCGGGGAGGAATTCCGGGCGCTGTTCGGCTGGGGGCCGCCGGCCGATCCGTGGGTCGTGGATATCGCGATCCGGGACGGGGTCGTTGTCGGCGGAGGCGGGCTGATCTGGCAAGAGGGTCAGGCGCTCGGGTTCTTCGATCTGTTCGCCAGGGTCTCGCCGTTCGTCGTTCATCGGGCCGCGAAGCAGTTTCTGCAAGACGCGAAACAGGCCGGCGTCGTGCCGATCATGGTCGGGTGCGACCCGTTTTCCCCGATGGCACCGAAATGGCTGTCCCGACTCGGGTTCAAGCCGCACCCGAAGCGTGAAGGAATCTGGCAATGGCTGGGCTAGCTGCCTTCGCAACGGTTGCATCCGCCGCCGTTGGCGCTGTCGGGACCATTCTGTCCGGCCGTGCCGCGTCCGATGCGGCAGAGGTGGAAGCGCAGCAGCGCCGCCAGCAGGCCGGCGAGGCGCGCGCCGCGTCACAGAGGGAGGCTATCCAGCGGGCACGGGAGGCGAGGCTTCTACAGTCCCGCCAGCAGGCCGTGGCGGCTGCATCGGGGGGCGGGGCGGCCGATCCTACGGTTGTCCGCCTGATGGCCCAGACCGGGGCTCAGGGCCGATACAACACCGCGTCAGCCCTCTATGAAGGCGAGGCTAGGGGTCGGGCATTCGAGTATGCCGGCGAGATGTCCCGCTGGCAGGGCCGTCAGCAGCGCACCGCGTCATACATCGACGCCGGGTCCACGATACTTCGCGGACTTTCGGCCTTCGGGGAGATGCGGGGCGGGTTCGGGTTTCGCCGCCGCCCCCTCGATCTCTCGCCATACAGGTTCTAGGCGATGGCGGTCAAGATCCCCGACTCCGCGATCCTCGGCACCAGGGACCCGCGCGCGTCCATGTCGTTCGCGCCGGTCCCGACCGATCCCGTGGGGGGTGCCGTCTCGCGTGTCGGCGGGGCGCTCATGGGGCTGTCGGCACAGCTTCACGAAGAGGAGCAGCGATCGAAGGCGTTCGATGCGGATTCCCGGTATCTGAAGTTCGAACAGGCGTGGTCGGACGAACTGGCTCGCCGGTCTCAGGAAGCCCCTGCCGGGGCTGAAGGGTTCACCGAAACGCTTCGGCGGGACTTCGACGCACAGGCGCAAGAGTTCTATCGCTCGATCCCGGATGAACTCGCTGACAGGTACCACACGAAGCTGACCGATCTGAACGGACGGCTCATGGACCGGGCCGGGCGGTTCGAACAGAAGTCCCGCCATGACTTCGCCGTGGTCCAGCTGGGCGATGCGGAAAACTCGCTCGTCGACCGGGCGATGTCCGACCCGTCTCAATATGAGCGGGCACTGAACGAGGCGGAAGTCCTTATCCAGAACGCGCCTCTCGACGGGATCGAGAAAGAGGTTCGCGCGCGACAGCTTCGGGAGCGGTTCGCCGCAGCCGATGTCCAGCGCCGGGCGACCGAGGGGGATTATGAGGTTATCGGGGCGCTTCGTGGCGAGCCCGGTACGGTCGACCGGATTATCCAGATAGAGTCCGGCGGAAATCCGAATGCGAAAAATCCGAAGTCGTCGGCTACGGGGCTCGGCCAGTTCATCGATTCCACATGGCTGGGGGTGGTCAGGAAACACGCGCCTCACTTGATGGAAGGCAGGTCGAACGCCGAAGTGCTGGCGCTTCGCACCGATCCTGACATTGCCCGGCGGATGCTGGAGGCCCATACCGACGACAACCGGGAGTTCTTGAGAAACCGGGGCATCGAGGCGACGGACGGCAATCTGTACCTTGCCCACTTCCTCGGGGCCGGCGGCGCGGTCAGGGTGCTTTCCGAGGACCCGAATGCGTCCGTTGAACAGGTACTCGGCGCCAACGTCGCGGCGGCCAATCCATTTCTGAAGGGCAGGACGGTCGGGCAACTGATCGACTGGGCCTCGACGAAGATGGGAGAGGCGAAGCCGTCTGGCCCGGTTCCGAGCCGCTACGACGCCATCCCGTGGGAGGATCGGCAGAGGCTCGCGGACCGGGTGGAGGCCCGCCAGCGTCAGGACTTCGCCAGACGGGAGGCCGAATACCTGTCCGGTCTGGAGGACTATGTCTCGTATCTGAGGGATGGCAACGCCCCCACGGGACAGTTCACGGCTGCTGACATTGCGCAGAACGTGAGCCCGGAAAAGGCGCCGCAGGTCGTTGAGGCTGTCCAGAGAGCGGAAGCCTACGGGTCGGACTACGCCTCGATCAAGTGGGCAACGCCGGCCGAAGTCACGGAGGTTGTCGCGGGACGTGTCGCTGAGCTTGCGAGCCCGGAAGACTATCGGGCCAATCGTGGCGACATTGCCAGCCTGACGCAGGCCATTGAGGCGCGCAACAAGGCGCTGGCGGCCGACCCTGCGAAGTACGTCCTCCAGAGCGAGGAAATCCAGCCGCTGTTCCGCCGCGCGATAGAGGCGCCGGATGATCCCGTCGCGGCGCGGCAGTATGCCGACGCGACGCTTGCCGAACAGGCCAGACTGGGCGTGCCCCAGACACAGCGGCGCATCATGCCGGCCGAGCAGATCGCGGCCACTGTCGAACAGATCAGGACCGCGACGAATGAGGGTCAGAACATGGCCCGCACGATGCAGGTCATGCAGAGGCAGTGGGGCAATCACTGGCCGCAGGTCCATTCGGAAATTGCAAAAGAGCTTCCCGGTGCAGCGATGGTCATCGGGACCATGACGAGGCCGGATCAGCAGTTGGCCGCCGAGCGGCTTGCTGAAGCCGCCAAGGTGGGGAAGGGCGAGTACGAGAAGATGCTCGAACAGGGCGAGCGGACCGATCTCCAAAGGGAGGTTACGTCCGGCCTGTCCCCGTTCCTCAGTACGCTGATCAACAATCCCGGCGGAATGGAGACCTACGGCACCGTTGCCGAGAGCGTCTACCTTCTGGCGCTGGCGAACAGGGCCGGTGGGGCTTCCGTGTCCCGCGCGGTTCGTACGGCCGTCAATGACGTGCTCGGCAAGGCGTACCAATTCGACGGGACGTACCGGGTTCCGACAGAGATCGATGCTCGGGCTGTTCGCAACGGCGCGGCGAGGGTGCTGGAGAATCTTGATACCCTCGACATGGACCTCCCGGTTTCCATCATGGGGCTGGAAGAAGCGGACACCCGCGCGGCCTACGTCGATGCATTGAAGGCGAACGGGTTCTTCGTCACCGCCCCGGATGAAAGCGGGCTGGTGCTGTACGAGGGGTCGACCCGCTCCGCAGTGACGATCGACGGCGAGCCGGTCGTGTTTACGTGGGAAGAGCTGATGAGCGGCGCGCCTATCCCGGCTGACCTCGCCCCCGATCAGTTGGTGGTGCCGTGACCCTCTATACCAGAGCCCGGACCCGCGAATCCTATCTGGAGGAAATCGAGGCGCCGCTGTTGTCCGCGCTCGGCGTCTCGGCACAGGAAGCACTGCTCTACAGTCCGGTCTCGTCAATCGGTCGGTTCGTCGAACTGTCCAATGAAATGGATGGCGAGCCGGTCGGGATCGGCGGCTTCGATGAGGGGTTCGGCGAGCGTCGGGCAACGTCTCCGATGGTCTCGGCGGCTGATGCAAGAAAGCGGATCGCGGACGAAGGGCTGGACCTTGCCGTTCCGGATGCCGGGATCAGGCAGGGCGCGCTCGATGTTCTGATCGCCCGGAAGAAGGACGAGCGCAGGCGGCAGGACATCCTCTCTCGCGCGCCGGGCGGGTTCTTCCCCACGGCGGCGATGTTCGGTGTCGGAGTGGCGGCGTCGTTGCTCGATCCGATCAATGTCGGGGTGTCGTTCCTGCCGGTCATAGGCCCCGCACGATACGCGATGATGCTCGAAAGGGCGGGATCGACGATCGGCCGGATGGGTGTTCGCGCTGGCGTGGGTGCGCTTGAAGGTGCGGCGGGCGCCGCGCTTGTCGAGCCGATCGTGCTGGCTGCCGCGACGCAGGAACAGGCGGATTACGGGCTGGTCGATACGCTGTTCAACATCGCACTCGGCACCGCTCTCGGTGGCGGGCTGCATGTCGGGGCTGGCGCGATTGGGGATGCACTGTCCAGAGGGCGCCCGTGGCAGACAGCGCGGGCCACTGAGCCGCTTCCGCGAGTTCTAGAGGGGGTAGAGCCGTCCACACGAGAGGCCCTGCTGCGGACCTCCGTAGCGCAGGCGGTATCGGGGCGTGTGGTCGATGTCGAGCCGGTCATCCGTGCCGACCCCGGATTTGTCAACGACTGGGACCCGAATGTCCTGTTTGCAGAGCCACGGATGCCGCCGGCAGCACCCGACTTCGATCTTGGCCCGGTCACAGGAAGCCGGTACGCAGACTATACGCAGCTTTCTCCCGGCGACTTGCGGATGTTGGACAATGTCGTCCGGGAACTCGAAGGCACCAGCGGCGGCACCCGATGGTTCATTGAGACGGACAGGCAGGGCGGGACTCCGATCGTCGGGGGGCAGAAGGGTGACACTCCGGCGTGGTTTACCCGGTACAATCAGGAGGCCAAGCGCTCTCAGGCAGAACGCAAGAGGGCGATCCAGCGCAACCGGAGGGCTGGCGCGGAAATCGCTCCAGTCCCCGATGCGCTGCCGATCCTGACACAGGATCGGGTTCGGAAGGTCGCCGACAAGATCGCCCGGCGCGAACCGCTTGGCGTTGCTGAGGCGAGGGTCGCGGAGGAGATCGTCGGGATCGCCCGTGAATATCGTGAGCGCAATGTCCGCGACATGCTTGGTGCCAGGTATGCCAGACAGCAGGAAGCAGAAGCGTCGATCGATGCCATTGCCGAGCGTGAGGCTCGGGCGATTGCAGATGCCGAGCGCATCGCCGGTCCGGAAGGCTCTCGCCTTGCCGACTTCGATGCGTCCCGGCAGGCCGATGAGATCGCGACCAGATCCGAGACACCGGACGAGCAACTGATCGAGGAAAGCCTTCTCGAAACTATGGACGAACTGGCACGTATGGCCGATGCTATGGGCGATGACGCAATTCTTGCGAGAGAACTCGCGCCGTTCGATGAACTCGTTGAGTTCGCCGACACGGCGGAACGCGCCATCCGCGCCGCAGCGGAATGCCGGTTGAGGCGCGGATGATCATCAGAAACCCCGAAGCCCGCATGGGCATAGCCGTGCTCGTCGCGAGCGCGGCATCCGTACTGTGGGCATACTTCATCGCCCGTGAGATCGAAGAGCCGGGTGGCTTGGCCCTGTTCATCGTGGGCGCGGTCGTTATGCCGTTCTTCTGGATGCTGGTCTGGAAACTGGTCTTGAGGGGGCTGGGCGAATGAGTTGGAAAGCCTGCCTCGATGAAATCCAGAAGGCCGCCGGCCGGCAACTGACCGACGACGAGATGGAGTCCCTTCTGGAGGAATTCCAGAAGCGGATTGCCCAGCGGAAGCTGCTCGGCCCCATCGATGACATGGACAGGGCGATCCGCGAAGAAGCCGACAACTACGCCAAGGATGTGCGCAACAACGCCATGATCCAGAAGCGTAACGCCGCGCTGCAACTGAAGGCCAGACTGTCGGCTGTGGACTTCATCTCGACGCAGTTCGCCGACAATCCCGCGCTCGGGCTTGAGGCGGTATTGGTTGGGGTGAACCGTCCGGGGCTCGGGACCAGGCTTTCCGTCGCGGCGGAACAGAACCAGTTGACCAACAAGTATGTCGGCGGGTTCATCGCGGACGTGGAGACGGCCGGCCTGTGGCGGGAATTCGTCTCGGGCCAGTTCGACCGTGACATCGCGCGGGCACTGTGGGCGCGGAACCGCGACGAGCCGTTCCCCGTGGATGCCCCGAAAGAGGCGATCGATATCGCCGATATCGTTGCCAAGTGGCAGGACGTTGTCCGGCAGGAAGCCAATGAGGCCGGAGCCTACATCAATCGCATGCCGGGCTACATCGTCCGGCAGAGCCACGATGTCTATCGTATCCAGAAGGCGGGCTATGAGGCGTGGAAGGCCGAAATCCTGCCCCGCCTTGATCCGCGCACCTTCGACGGCGTGACGGACACGGACGGGTTCCTGCGCGCCGCCTATGACGGGCTGGCGTCTGGCGTCCATCTGAAAGCGCCGGGCGAGACGACAGGCGTTCCGAACACGTCGTCCATCGCCAAGAAGATGAGCGCCGAAAGGGTGCTGCACTTCAAGTCCGGGGACGACTGGTTCGCCTACAATCAGGCATTCGGCACCCGGTCTCTCCGGGAAGCGCTGATACACGGGTTCCAGATTTCCGCGCAGAACACCGGCCTGATGCGGCGCATGGGACCGAATCCCCGCGACAACTTCAACAGGATCGCGGATGAAATCACCCGCAAGATCGATGATCCGGAGGCGAAGCGGAAGTTTCAGGAGGCATCGCGGGGCTACCTGTCGCAGCGCATGTCGGTGGTCGACGGCTCGGTCCGGCATCCCGTCAATGCGATGGGGGCACGGGTGGGTGGCGTTGTCCGGGCTCTGGAGAACATGGCGAAGCTCGGCGGCGCCGTCCTGTCGGCGCTCTCCGATATCGGTCTTTACGCCTCGGAAATGCGCTATCAGGGGAAGGGGTATCTGTCCGGGGTCGGAGAGGCTATCCAAGGTCTCGCCAAGGGCCGCAACCGAAAGGAAATGGCCGAGATCGACGGCATGATCGGCGTTGCGATGGACGGGCTTTCCGGCGAGATGACCAGCCGGTTCTCCATCGCGCAGGACGATATCCCCGGCACGTTGTCGAAGATGCAGCAGTCGTTCTTCAAGTGGAACGGGCTGACGTGGTGGACCGATACGATGCGTGCCACTGCGGTTCGGTCCATGTCGCACCGCCTTGCGCTCAATGTCGGGAATGCCTTCGAGGCGCTGGACCCCGACCTGACGCGCACTCTCGGGCTCTACGGCATCGATGCGGATCGCTGGAACGTCATACGGCAGGCCACCACGAAAGAGGCTGATGGCCGGGCCTATCTGACCACAGAGGGGATCGAGGCGCTGGACGATAGTGTCGTCGCGCCGCTGGTTGCAAAACCCACCCCAACGGCGATCAGGAAGGTGAAGCGTGAGCTTGCCGATCAGGTCAGAGCCTACTTCGTCGATCGTTCCGAGTACGCCGTCATCACGCCGGACCAGCGCACGCGGGCAATCATGCAGCGCGGCACGCGGCCGGGGACGGTAGAGGGGGAATTCCTTCGGTTCATCGGGCAGTTCAAGTCGTTCCCTCTTACCGTCATTCAGAAGTCGATGGGGCGCGAGGTCTATGGCCGGGGGGCGACCTCGCTCACCGAAGCGATGCGAAACGGCAACGGCGAGATGCTTGGCCTCGCCAAGATGATCTTGCTCACCACGGCGTTCGGCTATGCCGCGATGACGGCCAAGGACGTGTTCAAGGGGCGCACGCCGAGAGACCCGCTGGACCAGAGGACATGGGCCGCAGCGATGGTTCAGGGTGGGGGCGCCGGCATCTACGGCGACTTCCTTTTCGGGGAGTTGCGGACCCGGTTCGGCGGTGGCCCGATTGCCACTGCGCTCGGTCCGACTGTCGGGACCGCTGAGCAGATTCTCGATGTGATCGGCCGCATGCGAGCCGGAGACGATCCATCGGCTGCCGCGTTTCGGACGCTGGTCTCCAACACCCCGTTCCTGAACCTGTTCTACACCCGCGCGGCACTGGATTACCTGATCCTCTATCAGATCCAGGAAGCGCTTTCGCCCGGCAGCCTGAGGCGACTTGAACAGCGAGTCGAAAAGGAAAACGCGCAGACCTTCCTGCTGCGCCCTTCGGAATTCGCCCGATAGCCTGACCTGACAATCTGAGCCTTTTCAGCCCCGGCCGCCACCGGGGCTTTTTCACATTCCGAACGTGCGGAGTGGCGACCCGCTCTTGGCCCGTCGTGAGACGCGCCCGGCCCTTAGATGGAGCACGCCAATGGCGTTCACCCCGGACACCCTTTCGCTCGTCGTGGATTCCATCGGCGGTGGCGCGGTCAGCATCTGGTCGTATCGCACGGCCGACAGTGAGGCTGACGTTCTCGCGTCCAGCTACATGGTCAAGGCGGGGCGGGACCGCCGCCTGCGGGACGGGGACGTTGTCCTCGTCTACAGCACCGCCGCGTCGGATGTCTATCTTGCTCGCGTCGTGTCGGTCAACGCGGCCGGAGACGCCTCGCTCGCCATCGACATGGGGCTTCTCGCCGAATTCGAGAAGAACGCCTCGGTTGAGGCTGCGTTTGTGTCGCCGATCATCAAGGCGCTGCGGACACAGGGCTACTACGAGGCCGGCGATGGGGGTGGCACGCTCTACAAGGGCGTCGATGTAGAGCCGTCGCACGGCCTCAAGATCCAGTCCGAGGACGGCCGCTGGTGGGCTCGGCCTATCACGCCCTTCACCATCTTCGAGGCCGGGGCCAAGGGTGACGGTGTCACCGATGATACCGCCGCGTTCCAGATTGCGGCCGATGCGCCGCACCCGTGGTGCTACGTCCCGGATGGGGAGTATTCCGTCGACACGGTGACCGTGCGGGAGCCGCGCAAGCGGTTCGAGCTCGGCAACAAGGCGCGCGTCACGATGCGCTCGTCCTTCGAGGGCGTCCGCGCCGTCTTCGATTTTGCTGCAACGGCGGCCGGCTCGTCGTTCAAGGGCGGCATCATCGACGGCAACCGAGACGTGCTGCGGGATGCCTACAACCATCCGGACTGGCTGTGGACGGGTCTGCGCGCGCTCAACATCAACGACTTCACGCTTGAGGACACCCTTTTCGAGAATGTCGTCGGGTTCGGCTGGTGGGTGCAGGGGCGCAGGATCTTCGTCTCGAAAGTGCGCGTCAAGTCATCCGGCAAGGGGTCTCATATCAAGTTGTGCTACGACAGCGCGTTCTCGTTCCTGACCTTCGACGACATCGGCAACGATGGGCTCGACGTCTACCAGCACGCCAACGAGTGGCGCAATTGCTTCAACTGCTCGGCCAGCCATGTCACCGTTCGCGATTTCAACCCGGACGGGGCGGCGCGCGAGCCGACGCCCAACGCAATCGCGCTGGAGCGGATGATTGGGTGCAAGCTGTCCGACATTGCGATTGAGGGCTTCGTCGGGTCCTCGCAGTCCGGCTTTAACATCGCCCTCTCCGCCGATACCTGCCGAGATCTTGTGGTCGACGGTTTGACATCTCGCGGGTACACGCGAGGTCTGTTTTTGGTGTCATGCGACGGGGTCGCGGTGACCAACTACGATCTGGACGGGCAGTATGTGGCGAGCGTTGGTCAAGGCATTCTCCTCACGAACAGCGGGATCATCGCGAGCGCGCCCAACAGTCGCACGCCGCTAGGCTCGCGCGGCGTGCGGTTCTCAAACGGCCGGGTGCGCCGCTTCAATATCGGCGCGGACGTCCGTGGGGATCGCGTCTCATTCAGCAACACGCAGATCTACGGGAACCTGAGCGACGGCATCCAAACCAACCGGCCATCGACAAACGGGTTCTTCGGCGGCACCTCGCCGGTTGTCGGAAGCCGGGTCGATCTCGACGCAACTGTCTCGGTCTTCAACAACGGCCGCGCGGGCGTCTTACTTGAGCGGTACGACGATGTCCGGATCAACGGCGCCCGGATCGAGAACAACGGCCAGGACTCGGCGCAGCCGGATACCCTGCGCATCGGCCTCGGCGTCGTCTCCGCGAGCGGCGCCCAGGGTCGCGCGCAGGTCCAGAACTGTCGCCTTGGCGACACACAGGCATTCACCCTGACAGATGCTGCGTCGTTCGTTCCGGGCGCGACGGATGCGAACAACCGCAAGCAGCTCTATTTCAACAACGTCAACGGCATCGACGAGGGCCAGTGGGTCACACTTGAGGGGGCGGCCGGATCGGGCGTCGATATCGTCGCCAAGGTGGTCGATATCGACGTGATCAATTTCGTCGTCACGGTCGAGACCGCCGGCGCGGAGACATTCTCCGAAACCGGCAATATCGCCAATCTCACTGGTACATTCAGCACGACCGGGTCTCAGCTGACCGGTGCGGGATCGGCGCTGCTGAGCGAGGGGAAGCCGTTCGCGATTTTGAAGGCAAACGGCGAATACCGCATCCTGCGCAGCGTCAACAGCGATACGGAGGCCGTGCTTCAGTCCGCGTTCACCTCCGACCTTTCGGGCGCGACGGTCCAGATCATCCTGATCGACGTGTCCGGCATCCCGAGCCAGAAGTACGGCGAGCGCTGGCCTTCGGGCCTTACGGCCGGCAGCATACTGAGCCGCTGGAGCAGCTACGACGGCGTCGGGGTGGCGCCGATGTCGCTCAGTGCCTATACGCACTTCGCGCCGGGATCGGAGCCCGTCGTCTCGACGTCGCTTGTCGGCACTGCCATTTCCACGAGCGGGGCACTCTCGTCCATCATCCCCAATCTTCCTGAGGGGTGGATACCCATGTCGTTTCGCGCGATCATCACCGAGGAGGTGACCGGGACCGACGCGACGATGAACTGGGAATTCCGCGACAGCACGGGTGTGCGCAAGGCGGCAGCGGTCAGCACGGCCTACGTCGTCGGAACGAAGGTGAACGGAGACGTGACCAGCGATCCCTTTGTCGGGGCCGGCGCCTTCTCGATGCGCCTTACCGGCGGCTCTGACCAGATCGCCTCGGGCGGTCGCGCCAAGGCGGATGTGATCTGCCGGGTGCCGCGGCTGAAGGCCTTTGATTGATGGCGGCGCTATACCGTAGCCGGTGCATCCACTGTCAGCAGTTTCGGCAGATCAATTCTCCGGGCAATTTGCTTGCGGTAGGGGAGAATGGCGTCAGCATATTGCCCGGTGGGTTGCCTTTCTCGCACGGGCGCCAACTTGGTTATATCTTCGGAGTAGCCGAACATCTCGAAATCGCGCCTGAACGTTGAGAAGATGAGGCCGGCCGTCTCGTCGTCGTAGTACTCAAGCAGACTGTCGGAGGCATTAGTTTGGTGCGCTGGAGGTTTAGACATCGCTTTGAATGACAGTCCAAGGGTGTTGGCTAGGTGTAGTTTGGCTTCCTCAAAATGTTCGACATGACCGATATAGTCATAATCGAAAAAATCCGCCGCCAACTTGTATGTCTGTCCAGACCAATGCAGGTCGCGTTGTGAATCGGGCGCGCTGCAAACCATTCTTGCAAATTCCGAGAATGAAGACGGCGCTGATGGCAGGCAAAATTTCGCAAGGCGGGCCTCTGTGAGAGGCGGTCCATTCAATATCTTGTCTTTGTAGCCAGACAGAAGCCGAGAATATGGATTACGAACTATCGAAAATTTATACAGGCCGCGTGCGGATGTCATATCGTAGATGAATTGGCCAAAATCCTTGCGTTGATAATGGTCCCATGGAGTTGGCTCCAGGCCGGCGGTTTTCTTCCAACCGAAATTATGCACCATGAAGTACTGTTTCGGGATTGGGGGCTTATAGCCATCCGCGCGATGCGCCTGCCACAACATTCGCTTTACTTCTGTGTTGGCGCACTTTCCCAAGGGGACATACAAGTATCCGAGTGAATAAGACCGAACAATATCACGAAGAAGCTCGAAAATATTCTTCCTGCTGAGCGGCGAAGCGTCCATTCCGGGCTCTCCCTCGGTTTGCCCAGTCGTCGTACAGCTCGGTGCTGATGGACGCAACCCTCCCACCAACACCACAACATTCGGAGACTTCCATGCGAGACACCTTTGACCGGGTGATGCCGCATCTGTTCGCCCATGAGGGCGGCTATGCGGATCATCCTCGTGACCCCGGTGGCGCGACCAACATGGGGATCACGCACAACACCCTGTCCGCATGGCGGGGCAGGCGTGTGTCCAAAGCCGATGTCCGCAACCTCACCAAGAGGGAAGCGATGGACATCTATCGTGCCCAGTATTGGAACGCTATCCGGGGCGATGACCTGCCGGCAGGAGTGGACTACGCCGTGTTCGATGCGGCGGTGAACTCCGGACCTGCCAGAGCTGCGAAGTGGCTTCAGGAGATGGTCGGTGTCCGTCAGGACGGCATCGTCGGGGCGATCACACTTGATGCTGCCCGGAAGATGGGCGCGGCCGTGCTGGTCAACAAGTTCTGTGACCGGCGCTATGCTTTCGTTCGAAGCCTGTCGACGTGGAACACGTTCGGCAAGGGCTGGACGCGCCGCATCGCGGAAGTCCGGGCCGTTGCGCTCGATCTCGCCAAGGGCCGTGTCGGGTCCACTGTCACCGAAACGCCTACGCCCAAAGCAAGGCCGGAAGATGTCTCGATCACGGAAACCCTCAAGAAGCCTGAGGCATGGGGTCCGCTTGGCGGCCTGATCTCCGGGCTGGGCGCTGTGTTCTCCGGGAATCCTGTCCTGCAATATGGCCTCGTTGCCCTGATGGTCGCTGCTGCGATTATCGCGGTGGTCTACTTCACCCGCCGGATGCGGAGTGAGGGCTGATGTTCGCGTGGCTTCTGAAACTGCTGGGCGGCTCGCTCGTCTCGGAACTTCGCGGGGCCATCGCGGATTGGTCCAATGCGAAGACGGAAGCGGAACGGATCGCGGCCAAGGAGCGGGTCGATACCCTTGCGCAGATCGTCGAAAGCCAGCGCATCCATGCGCAGGTGGTTTCTGCCGGGATGCAGCACGGCGGCAAGGTGTTCTGGTCGGTGTGGGCGCTGTTCGCAGTGCCTCTCGGCTTGTGGTTCGCGGCGGTGAACCTGGATAGCCTGTTCCTGTTCTCTGGCAACATCCCGGACCTTCCGCCATCGGTGCGGCCGTGGGCCGACCAGATATTCAACAACCTGTTCTGGACCGGCGGGGGTGTGGCTACTGCTACTGTCGTCGCCAATATGATTGGGGGGCGGCGATGAATGCCAGCGAGCAACGGGAACTTGGGGCGCTGTCCGCAGACGTGGCCAACCTGAAGAAGCAGATGGACTCGATGCAGGCCGATGTCCGAACGATCCGGGACACATTGACCGAGGTCCGGGGTAGATGGAAAATGCTCCTGATGCTAGCAGGGTTCTCCGCAGCGGTCGGCGCCATGTTCACGAAGGTGTCGGCTTGGGTGCTGCCGTTCTTTCAGAACCGGTAGGCTCATCAGCGGGGGCGGGCGGTAGGCGGCCCATTCCTCTGCCAACACTCGATGGCCGCAGTCACCGGACCGGGGACGGGAACCACCCCTGCTAGCCACCGGCTGACAGACGCGCGGTCCACATTCAAAGCCTCAGCCAAACGCGATTGCCAACCCCTGCCGGGGCCGAACAATTCCACTCCGGCGGATCGCAGATCGTCGGCTGTCATTCCGCGACCACTATCATTCTTTGTTGCATAGCGCAACGTGGCTTGATGTGCGGCCATATAGATGATACGTTGCAATATGCAACATAGGAGGCCCGCCATGATCGCCTTCCGCCTGTCCCTCGTTCTCGCCGCCATCGTCATCGCATGGGCTATCGTCCGGCCCGCTGGAGCGGATGTACCGCTGCCGAGGCCGAACCCGTTCAACGTCAGCGCGTGCACCGATCTGGACGAGGCACGCGCGTTCAACCGCACCCTCCCGGCTCATATCCGCGTCGTCAGCATGTCGGGAATCGAGGCGGACGCCTTCATCGCGGCGTTCAACGAGGTTCCGCCCGAGACGACCTACCGGGGCGACACGGTGTTCGCGCTCTCGATGGGCCAGTCGGACGTGTATCTGGCGTTTTTCGAGGGCCAGTGCCTCACGATGTCGGGCGCGGTCATGAAGCGCGACCTGTTCTTTCAGACGCTCGCCCGCGCACAGGCGTCCATCTCATGAGCGCACGTACACGCCTGTCGTGGTACACCGTCGCCTGCCTGTCTCTCTTGCTGACGGCTGTCGGCGCGGCGGCTTTCGGGGACATGATTCTCGCCGCAGACAAGACCTATCTGACGGTCGGAATCACGGCAGTCTACGCGCTGATGACCATCTGGATTGGCTGGGCGATCCACACGGGTCGCCAGCCGCCCGTCTACTGGGCTGAGTACGTCAGCGATGTTCTGCCGAAGGCGGGGCTCCTTGGCACGGTGATCGGCCTGATCTTAATGTTCATGGCTGCCGGCGACGACACGGCGAGCCTGTTCGGCCTTGCAACCGCGTTCTTCACGACAGCGGCGGGCATGGTAACCGCTGCGGCGCTCGATCTCCAAATCAGGATCATCGGGGCCGATGCTTAGGCGCGGGCTGTCCGTCAGCTTTCTCGACGTCGTGCTGATCCTGCTGGCGTGCGTGATCTACCTGACGATGCCGAAGCAGCCGGCTCGCACATCCGGCATTGAAAATCCCGCAGAATTTCTCGTCGAGCTTCAGTGGGACGACCAATCCTGTTCCGACATAGACCTGTGGTTCCGAACGCCGTCTGGGGCAAAGGTCTGGTTTTCGTCGAAGCAAGCCGGGGTCTATTCATTGGATCGGGATGACTTGGGGTGCATGAACGACACCGTGACCGATCCTGACGGCACCTGGCGCGTCGTCCGGATCAATCGCGAAGTCCTCACCATGCGGGGATGGGAAGCCGGGCGGTACGTCGTCAACGTTCACGCCTATACGTTCAAGGACGCGGCGCCGGTCAACGTCACGGTCCGCATGATCCGCCTCAATCCGTTCAAGGAAGAATGGACGCGGCAGGTCCAGATCGAGATGCAGGGGCAAGAGACCACTATAGCCAGCTTCGCCCTTGATGCACAAGGAAATATCGGGGGGATCGAAACCAGTTTCGTGAGGTTGACGCGATGATCCTCGCCATCACCATTGCCGCCGTTCTCGTCTCGATCTTCCTGATCGCGGTCGCCATCCGGACGTTCCAACGAGAGCGGTGGGCGCTCTACATCGTCATCCCCGCGCTGCTGGCGTTTGCTGCCGGTTCAGGCCACGCCATCAACGCCATGCTCGGCTATCCGACCGGCGACCTCTCGGATTTGCAGTACAGATTCCTGTACATGCACCATTCCGGTGAAGATCCGGTGTTCCTCTTGGCGGTTCCCGAGGGCGCCAATGCGCCCCGGCTGTACCGTATCCCCGCTCACCTTCTGAACGAGCAATCCCGTCGTGGCTTTGCCGATGCAGAGGCGAAGGCGGCGAAAAACGTGCCCGTCGTGGGCTCGTTCGCGGAAGGCGAATTCGTCCAGCACGACATTCGCGCCGACGGCCTTCCGCCGAAGAACTGACCCTCCCGAAACTGACCATAGGACTGTGAGATGGCCCACGGCCGGCACTATACAGATGCCGAGCGCCGAGACATGTGGCGTGCGCTCGCCGAAACCAACGAATCCCTCGAAAAGCTCGGCGCTCGACTAGGCATCCGCAGCAATACGCTATCCAAGGAGCGTAAGCGGCTTGTCCGGGCTGGATACGAGGCCCTGACAGCCGAACCGGATCAACCGAAGTCCCCCACCGAAGAACGCCGCGAAGTCCATGACGCTGCCTACTGGCGACGCCGTGCTTCGGAAATGCAGCGGGCTCTTGCAAAAGCGGAGCACGCCGTCGAGGAACTGGGAGGCATCCGCAATAACCCCGTCGAAATCCCCGAATGGATTACGGCGTCCAGAGACCGGACGCAGGGCAGGGCGGTCCTGCTCGGCATCCTGTCCGATCTCCATGTCGGCGAGGTCATAGACCCAGACGAAACCCTGAACATCAACGCCTACTCTCCCGAGATATTCCAGCGGCGCCTCAAGCGGTACATCGAAGCCGCGACCGATATCGGCCCAAGGTGGGCTGCGGATTGCAAGCTGGAGGGCTTCCTGCTGGTTCTGGGCGGGGATCTGATCTCCGGCGACATCCACGAGGAACTGCTTCGCACCAATGCCCTGACGGCCAACGAACAGGTCCGGCTCGCGGTCTCCGAACTGACGGCGGGATGCAAGATACTGGCGAAAGCCTTCGGCCGCGTCCACGTCGTATCCGTACCCGGCAATCATGGCCGGCAGACGGCAAAGCCCACGGCCAAGCTCTATTCACGCCTGTCCTACGATACGCTCGCCGCGACGATGATCCGGGACAACCTTGAGGGTGACGCGCGGTTCACATGGCAGATCGCCAACGCCCGCGATGCACTGGTCCCTGTGCTGGGCAGGACGATCCTGGTCACTCACGGCGATGGCGTCGGCACCAAGGGCGGGATGGGGTTCATCGGTCCTCAAGCCCCGATGGTCCGGGGCGGCAAACTGGTGACAATCCAGCAGGCCAGCGCAGGAAGACCGCTCGATCTGCTTGTGGCGGGCCACTATCACGTCGCGAGCAATCCATCAGGGGCACTGTGGAACGGGTCGATGATCGGCGCCAGCGAGTATTCGACCGGGCTACGCTCGTCAACGGAACCTCCGGGGCAGTGGCTCGCTTTACTGCACTCTCGTTGGTTCTTGAGGGAGCGTGCGATCATCGTACTGGAAGATCCTGTTGTGCCGGAGAAACCCAGAGTTAGGGTCCCCGCTGCGATTGCAGACGCCTAGTCCTCGACGCCCGTGTGGGCCCCATCCCGTTGGGGAGTTTCTGACGAGCGGGGGTCGTTGCGGCTCGCTCGGGGTCCCACCCCTCACGAATGCGCCGTGCGTAGGTCGAATTGGACACGCCGCATTCGTTCCTGATTTCGCAGATTAGCGTGCCGTCTCTAGCGCGCCGATTACGGCGGGTGTTGTGGGCCTGTTCCGTATGCGTGGCCCACCTGACGTTTCCCGGCTCATAGTTCCCGTTCATGTCGGGGAACCTGTCCAGCGAATGTGCCGACGACGGCTTCGGGCCGATATATTCGTAGAATGTACCGAAGTCATCACGCCACTCTTGGCAGACTGTTATGCCTCTGCCGCCATAGTCGTGGTACGATTTATTCTTTGGGTTAAAGCATCTGTCTCGCATATGCTGCCAAGCGCGATACTCTGCCGTGACTGCATTCGAGCGCGCGCAGTCGTGTTTTGTAAATCTCGCCCGAGCCAACTCAACGGAAAGACACCCGCATGATCGACTCTTCCCGGATGTAAGATTTGTTCCGTATACAGAAACCCGGTTCCCACAATCGCATATGCATAACCATTTTCTTTTCGCAGACCTTTCAATAACAGTCCATCTTCCAAAAACCCGACCAGTCAAATCGTTACAGCGCGGCATGTGAAGCCTCACAGAGTGGATATAAAGAGTATGCCAAATACACACACGCTCATCAAGCTGGAAGACCCAGCCACGCCAGAAAAGCCGCGCGTCCGGATCGCGGCAGGGATGGCCGAACGATGATCGACCATCTCCGCATTCCATCCGGCTACTGGTATCTCGCCAGTCCCTACAGCAAATACTATGCCGGGCTTCACGCCGCTTTCGAGGACATATGCCAGATCGCCGGCAAGTTGATCGCGCTCGGCGTCCCGGTCTACTCCCCGATCGCCCATACCCACCCTGTCGCGATTCACAGCGGCATGGACCCGCTCGATCATGAGATATGGCTGCCGGCCGACAAGCCCATGTTCGAAGCCGCTCACGGGCTCATCGTAGCCCAGATGGACGGATGGGCTGACAGCTACGGGATCAAGGTCGAGATCGACTGGGCACGGGAAGCCGGCAAGCCGGTCCACTTCCTCCTGCCATCCGATCTATCGGAAGAATTCGACGCGAGGCTTTCACATGAAAGCGCATGAGATCGCCGCGAGGGCTGCCGAGCTTGTCGGCGGGGATCGGGATCGGCAGCACGGATCGAAGCGTGACAACTTCGAGCGGATCGCCGCCATGTGGAATGCTTATCTCAGTATCCGCCGCGATCCTGGTGCGCCGCTGGACGCTGTGGACGTGGGGCACATGATGGTCGCCATGAAGCTGGCACGAACGCAGTCCGGTGCGGTGAACGTTGACGACTGGCTGGATATGGCGGGATACGCAAGCTGCGCCGGGGAAGTTGCCCTCAGTGCGCATCACGAAGAAGGCTGATGCACACCAAGCCCATCCAGTCGGCCAGCAACAGCCCCGCCGCTATGGCGAGGAAGGCTGCCCAGACGTAGGGGATGGAGCGGAAGGTCACCTCTCCCCCTCCATGTCTAGCGCAGCGCGGCCGGCCGTCCGGCCATGATAGCGGATAGGCTGTAGTCATCCCGCCGCCCTCCCATCAGAGGGAGGGGTGGACGAACCGTTTTCCATCGGCGCCAATTTCCAACGTCGATATGCGCTCGTTGGGGGCAGCCCGATGCGACTGATCTCATCATCAACCCACCTGTAGGCCGATGCCACGGCGTCGAACTTGGACCACTCCCCTCGGTCCATGTGATACCGCAGCCGGGCACTGACCGAAGCCCTCACCCCGACCAAGTGCAGATCCTCGACCCGATCGGGCGCTGATGCGACCAATTGCACAACCAGCCACGCGGTGCCGGGTTCAACAAAGAACCATTCCCCCTTGGTTCGAAGGTGCGAAAGGGCGGCATGTGCAGACCGCTCAACACAGCCGACGAGCGCATGGCGCTAGTCTCCGGTCTTCGGCGCGTGCACTGGGCACCCGACACGGATGACAAACCCATCCGGCCTTCCGGCGCCGTAGTGGTTGTCTATCACGGGGCAAGTGCACCCTGCCGCGATGGCCTTCGGAGAGCCCGGCGAGGGAAATGGGTGGGGTTCGTCCGCCATCCTACCCTCCGTCCTTCTGTGCTTCGGCCTCGATAAACTCGGCGATGCGTGACATTGCCCAGCCGGAGCAACCCTGAATGTTGCTAAGCGCCAGATTGCCGTTCAGGTTCGCAACGCTGCCTTCAGTCAGAAGTCCATCGGCAGCTTCGCGCACAATCTCCGCAGCGCGCCGTAGGCCATCAGCGTAGGTTAGCTCAGCCATCGGAGCCTCCGGGGCTGGCGGCGATCTGGCTCGGCGAGAAGATGTGCAGCATCCCGGCATAGTCAGCGCCGGTTGCTTCCACGACGTATCGCAACAGCCCTGCGCGGGTCGTGAACGAAGATCGGATTTCGCCGGGGAAGGAATAGCCGGACACTTTCACAACCTGCGTCCCCACCGGCATCTCGGTCTCGACGTCGTCAGCCATCAGAGCCTCCATGCTTGGCGAGGAAGGTGCGGCGGATTGCTCGATAGTTGGCGAGGCATTGAGCCGCGTCGCCGTCTTCTGCCCTACGCAGCACCCCCACCGCCTCGTCCAGTTCCGCTTTCAGGTGTCGGCTATCGGCGATGAGCGCGAGCACGTTCTCTGCCGAGAATGCCGGGACACCACGCTGGTCCGGCCGGATGGCGTTCGCAGCGCGCTCCAGTTCGTCGAGGTCCACGGTCATTTCGCATCCTCCGCAAGCGCGGCGAGAAGGGCGTCGGTCTGCGCGACGGCGTGCAAGGCGAGATCATCCAGCGTCATGTCATCACTGGTCGGACTTGCCACCAGCCCCGCAAGCAGGTGGATTGCCACGTATTCCCGCTTCGTGAGGCCTGTCTGGGCATAGAATGCCTCGTCGTGCCCGTCTGTACCGGCCGGATGCGGGAACGCCGCCCCGCTCGTGTCTCTCGCGTCCATTATCTCGTCTCCTTGGGGGAATGCTCGTCCAGTGCGGCGCGAACGACTTTCAGACCGCCCTCGATTGTCGCAATGGCTGTCCGCTTCGGGGCGCCGGTTTCCAGGTCGATCTTCGCGTTCAGCAGGTAGCCGGATGCGGCGCTGAGGGCGGTACGCAATCCAGCAATCGCATCTGCGGCTTCGCGTTCGATCGATCCGAATGCTCCCATTGCCGTAGCTATGTGCCGCAATCGCTCTTCAAGGTCTGCGCTCATCTCGTCTCCTTGAGTGTCACCGGGTGGCCTGTCTCGCCCGCGCGATAATGCCGAGCGCGATTTCCTCGTCCTGTCCGCGCATCATTTGCGCTCGTCTGCCCAGACGGGCTCGCCGTTCATCCGACGCCAGCCCCGGAAGCCGCTTCGCTTGGGCTTGATGCCCAAATGCCGGGCCTTCACGCGGGCCGTTTTCGCCTTCTCGGCAACGTCCTCTGCATTCTTCGCTGGCAAGCACCAGTCACAGGTGACGGATAGGTTCCGCTCGCGGTTCTCGCCGCCGTTGATCAGCGCCTTGACGTGCTCCAGGGTCCACCGCTCGCCGGCCGTGATCTTCCTTTGGCACCGATGGCACCGGCCGCCCTCGCGCTCGAATACGCGTAGGCGCACGCGGGGCGGGACTGCCGTGTCCGGCGTCTTGCCCTGCCAT